TTATATTAGACCCCTTGAGAAAAACCGCTCCAGTACGTTTTAACCCGTCTTCTAATTCTTTAATTATACCATTTAATTTGTTAATTTCAACATCTTTATCATTGTTTTCTTGTCTTAACTTCTGAAGGGTCTGTTGTAATAACCCCATCTTTTCTTTTGTTTTGTCATCAACTACTTCCTTAATAACTTCCTTTTCAATAATTCTATCAACTGGAACTTCCTTGATAACTTCTTTTTCAACCTCAATAATTTTGTCCACTAACACTTCCTTAATAACTTCAATTTCCTTGATGATTTCTTTTTCAATAATCTTATCCACCGGAACTTCTTTAATAACCTCCACAATCTTATCTATTGGTACTTCCTTAATCACCTCAACAACTCTATCTACCGGGATTTCCTTGATAACCTCCTTTTCAACAATAACTTCAATCGGTTTTTCAACTTCCTTAATGATTTCAATGGGGGGAGTTTGTCTTAAGGTATTAACTTCATCATTCAACTGTTGTATTTTTAACAACAATTCATCTTCACCAGATTTATCCGAAATATATTCGGTCTTGGTTATTATCTTCTCAACCTCAACCTCCTTGATAATTTCAACTATCCTATCCACCGGAATTTCTTTAATAACCTCAACTTCCTTGACAATTTCTTTTTCAATTATCTTATCCACCGGAATTTCCTTAATCACTTCCTTCTCAACGATAACCTCCTTAATCACTTCCTTCTCAACAATAACCTCAATAATCTTGTCCACCGGAATTTCCTTAATCACTTCCTTCTCAACAATAACCTCCTTAATGATTTCGGTGGGGATTTCAACTCTAACTTCCTTGATAACCTCCACCTCCTTCACTTCAACAACAGTATTACCTAAAAAACCATATTTCTTAATATCATATCCCTGTTTAAAACATTGAAATACAAAAGCGTCAATATCCGAAATATCATTCAACTGACAATATTCCCATATTTCACCCTTGTATTTCTCTAGCTTCTTATACATTCGTTAATTGTTCGTTTTCATTAGTTATATCATCATATGAATTAATCTTGAACGATAAATAAGGTTTTGAATTATACAAATCAACATATTCATATTTCATTGTGTTAATATCCAATATACCAAAACCATGTTGATTAATCTTTTCAGCATAATTTTGTTGAATTGTTGAACCAATCATATAACCCCTCCCATTTTGAATATTGAATTCTTGTCTTAAGTGAATATCACCACACAAAACAACATCCAAACCATCAAACTTGGAAATATTATAACCTTCATCACCAAAATCAAAACCCAACTCGGTCTTCATTCCCTGCACTGGACCATGGAATAAACCAACCTTAATACCTGTAGCAGTATTTATATCTGGGGGAACATTGCCCTGAAATTGGGAATATACGCACCAAGATATATTTTCATCCTCGTAAACACCTCTATCCTTATAATAAACAATATTAGAATTGTTTAAGTTGTTGATAATTGGACTTAAACTATCAAGACGATCGTTATTGTTGACCAAGGCATCGTGATTGCCTGGAATAATAATTGTTTTAGCAATTAATGAACATTCCGTTAATACCCAGGACGCAATTTCAACCAATTCCGGTGTTAATTGATTTTTTGAATGAAGCAAATCACCCGTAAATACAATTCGGTCTGGTTTAATTTCCTTGAACTGGTTTAACATATCCGTTAATACATCCCTAAATAACTGGTGATCCTTGAATAACTTCAAGTGTAAATCGGAAAAGTGGGTTAGTTTATTTATCATGTTTTGATTCTTTAATCATTTGTTTTACTTTATTGTCGTGTTCCTCAATTTTAGAAATTCTATCCTCAAGATCTTTATTTTTCGCCAATATATCCCGTAATCTATTATTATCAATAGGTTTTGGTACATTATTAAACTCTAAAAAATCATCAATCATCTTTTCAGTTATCTTAGCTGGATCTGTACCAATTTCTGAAATGAATTTATCTTTTAAGTGTGGGGGAATTAATTTTTTCTTAATATCCAATTTAACTTCACCAGGATTAACAATAGTTTGTTCAAAATAAAACACATGACACCCAACTTCTTCAGGTGATTGGTTTATTAAATCAACATCGTAAACATTTTCTGTTATATCATCACCGTTTTCAACAATTTCAAACAAACCTCTAACTAAAACTTCTTTAACTCCTTTAATTTTATATTCATCAAAATTATCCAAAACTTTATCTAAAAGTTGATGTATTTCACCCCTTTTCATTTCTTCAGTAGGTTCAAATGGGTTTTTAATATTAAAATGAACCGATGGATTATACGTTAATAAAATCTGTCTTTTTGGTTCAAACGTGGTTGGGTCATATACCGTAGGTCCAATTGCCGCACCATCTTTAACAGGTTTTAACATTAAAGTTGGACCATACATTTCAGGAGTTAAAGTTAATGATAATAAATAACATCTACCCTTAAACTTCATAATATCAGATAACTTAATTGTATATGGTGTTAATACATCACCTTCTTTAGATTTACACATTGGATATTCAAGAATATCCAACGATTCACAATCCTTAAATTCATCGGTTTTTAATATGATATCCTTATATTTTTTTAATTGTTTACCGTATAATTCATTAAATGAATCATTTTCAGTTTTACCTAATTCAACAATTTCTACAAATTCTTTTAATTTCATTCTACATTATTATTTTTGGGGGATATCCTAAATCATCCTTATCCCCACCAATTATTGGGTTAATAGGATTAAATGGATTTGTTAATTTTTGTACTTTATATTTATTATTATCAAATTCTAGATCATCTTTAACTTGACCCATCTTTTCAACAATTGGATCGATATCAATTGTTTTTGATTCCAATCTACCAGCTAGATATCCATCCAGCCAGATGTAAAATTCTTTATAGTTCAACATAAATTATACGTTTAAGTTAATCGGATTATCTTCGTCAAAAATCGCGAATTCTTTATTTACGTGTCCACAATCAGCACATTTATAAGTTGGAAATGGCACAATTGAATCTTCTTTATTTCCAACCAGTATTCCTGGTACTTTTTTTATTAAAACAACTTCTTGAAAATATTTTGACGAACATTTTTCACAAGTAATAGTTGGTTGTTTTTTAAGGTCAATTCTCGGTTGATTTAATTCCATCTTAATCTTCTTTTATTAAATGTATTGCGTGTTCCTCGTTAAGGAATTTTTCCTTAATAATATCCCTATTAAATTCAAACTCGGAAGCTAAACAATCTTCAGATCCACCATCTAAAGAAAAATCCCACATATTTTCTTCCAAATAAGCTACAGCTTCTTCATCTGTTAGTCCTTCTAAATCCGGATAATCTTCCTTGTTAATTTCTATCGTATCATATACCTCGTATATTGTGTACGATTTAGCCATTCTAATTTTCATTTTATTATGTATTTAACGGTTAAACTTCCTAATCCTACGTGATCCAAACTTGTAGTCGTGATCCAAACTATTTCAACATTCATATCAATCTTTATTTACTACAAAAATAATTTATTTTTTTAACTTTTTCAAGTAATCCCCCATATTCATATTAAAAATTCGATCTTGAACATTCTTTGGAATTCTATATTCCTCAAATTCACCTTCATCATTTAGGTGAACGACAATAGATCCGAATATCTTCATATTTTCGTATTCACTACCCTTTAACATATCCAAAAACAATTTTCCGTAGAATGGTAGTTGTGTGAAGTAGTGGCCCAACGCAGTATTATCCAAATCTTGGAATGGTGGATACATTTTTTTGGTGAAGAAGTTCGCTTCAAAATTCTTCTTTTTATTGGTTTTATAATCGGTGATAACAATTCCAATTTCGGTCTTTTCTTTATTATAAAATAACCACCCCGTATCCGCTTGTCCGGTATAACCTAGTTCATTACTACCAAAAACGATTTCTGTATCCAATAACACACCACCACGCTCTTCCATTAATTCAAGAAATCTAGTTCCCGCGGATACCATGGAATCACCCTTTAATATTTGTGTGAAATCAACCTCGAATTCTGGTTTTCGAACTTGTTTATCTAATCCAAACATTTCCAAGGATTTTTGTTCAAGAATGTAGTGAACCCTTGATCCCATGTTGGTTGAATATGTTCCAGCATCTCCCCATTCTTTTAATAAACGAGCCTTTTCTTCTGGATCACCTTGGGATTTCTTTTCTGCAATACCTTCACTGTCAAATTCTTCATAAAATAATTTCATAACCTTGGATACTGAAGGCCAATCGGACCTTAATTGACCAGTTTTATCCATCATGGTATATGTATGGGTATCTTCAAAGAATGACAATTGTAGTTCATCCCTTCTTCGTTGAAGAATTTCATTTATTTCATCCCTAACTTTATATAATTCCATATTTTTCATCGCATATCATAATAATAATCATTTATTTCCCCCTTTAAATCAGCAACATCATTATCACCAGGAAGTTTTACCATCTTCACCCTACCATATAGTTCACCCCCATTTAATTCATGGTATAACTTAACGGCGTTTTGCCAAGCGTCGGGGTCTAAAACAATGATAACATCACCCTTCGCTTTTTCATATATTGTATTGAATAATTTCTCGGACATGTATTTCCCCAACATGGGAATTGAATTTGGTAAAAACACCGAATCAAAAGCCCCCTCGCAAATATATATATCTTTTTCCCAATCTACCAACTTTTCATTGAAAATAATTTTATCCTTCTCAGCTTGGGGGTTTTTATATTTCGCTTTACTATATGGCGACCAACTTCTGGCAATATAATAATTCAATTCACCATCAACATCATAAGATGGTATCACAATTCTACCTCCATGTGTTCCGGTATCACAAAAACCAATATTATATTTTTCAATAATTTCATCTGTAATACCCCTACCTTTAAGATAATTCATCGCTTGTTGATATATCGGATATCTGGGGTTTGAATCCTTGAATAATGTATAATGTGGGGGTAGTTTTAATTTTTCACGATAAACTTCTTTTGGTTTGAATTCTTCTGGTCTAAATAATTCATAAACCTTCTTCTGTTTTTTTGTCCCAAACATATCAAAAAGTTTACCTAATGGTCCGTGGGTATCATTCATTTCACTACATGACCAACAATGAAAAACCGCTTTATCAACGTTCACCTCCAAATTTCCCTTGTTCTTATCTTCATCACACATCGGACAATTCCATAAAACCTGGGAGTTATTTTCATATATTTTCTTGGGATCACCCAAAAATTCGGTGATCAAATTCACAACAATATCAAACTCGTCTTCCATATCTTGGTAAAATTAATATATATAATTGATAAATCCAAATCTTTATTAGATTTTGAATCCCTTTATATTTATAAATAAAAGTAGTTAATGCCCGCTAAAATAACAATAAATAATATAACTGGAGCAACACCCTTTGATATTTATGTTTGTGATAACCCAATCACAACCTGTATTTATATTGACACAATTTCAACTTCACCTTTTGAGTTTGATATTCCTTCTATAATGGAAAATCAAGATGACTATAATCTTAAAGTGATTGACAATGATAATTGTATAACCTTCTTAACACTAACACCATAATGGCTTGTAATTGTATTGTAATACGTATTGATGATAGGGATATCATTTCCGCTACTGGTAATACCTTATACTCCAATAATACCGTATATGTTGATGGGTTTAATGATTGTTCATTAACACCAATTTCTGAACAATTTTATTCTCAAGGATATGCAACTCGTTGTGTTGGTGATTTTACCTCAATGAACTTTTATTATTATCAAGATGATGTTCAGTATAGCGTCAATTTTAGTTCATTTTTCTTGTCTGAACTTGATTGTTTATATGATGGTGATTGTGATGGTCTAGCGTGTATTGAACGACCAGTTTATTGTATTTCAAATACAGATCTTTATGATGATAACTATTTAGATTCTGGTTTATATAATGGTAAAACATATTGGTCAGCATCAACAAATGAACTAGTTATTTATTATTCAACTGGGTCAACTCAATGGTGTTTATCAACATCATTGGGAGGTCTTTGTTTATTGTCAGGTAAAAGTCCTTGTTCAAGTACTTGTCCAGATTTATGTGAAGATTATTTATCCGAAGGTTATTGTACAACAACTACCACAATACCCCCAGTTGATTGTGATACTCTAGATTTTACAGCCATTTTTGATTGTATAACTACAACCACAACATCTACAACAACAACTACTTCAACGACAACTACAACAACACAACCTCCGTGTGTGTTAATTGTTGACGCGGTTATAAATACTTATACAACCACAACAACATCTACATCAACAACTACCACCACAACATTACCACCAGTCGTTAGACCATGCAATTTTATGGGTGAAGTTTCATTCAACACAATTAACTCAACAATTATTTGTCCGGAAAATTAATGAATACAATTCAGATAAATAACATAACAGGGTTTAGCTACCCATACACCATATACGCTTGTGATGTATATGGAAATCAATGTATATTAATCGCTACAATTTTTAGTAATGTTCCACCAACTAATTCAATCCCACTACCATATCAATTCAATACAGCACCAGCGATTGGATTAAAGATAATTGCGGGAAATGGTTGTGAACGTTTTGAAATTCTATATTGTGAACAACAAGAATGTTGTCTATTATTACAAGATAATACTTGTTTCCTACTTCAAGATAATACACTATTCTTATTACAAGGATGTTAAAAAAAATGGGGGTTAATTAACCCCCAAATATATTACCAAATTTCTTGTTGTTTTAAGAACCCTAACACACAACAATAAGCATCTGTCTGATCAAAATTCTCCTTCTTCAATGTATTGTTTTTAGTGTATAACCATTGAATTTGTGGTTCAAGTTTAGCAACTTTTTCCCAGATAATCATTTTCTTATCAATATCTTTAGGAAGACCACCGAATAATACAAATTTACCTTGATTATTTTCTTTAACAAGTTCAGGAAAAGCAAACTTCCTTGAATTATACGTTGAAATAAATTCAGGAACAATCCCTAATGTATCATATATAACTTTACAAATAAAACTATTAAACCTTAATAGAGTTTGAACCGTGTATACATTGTTTGAGTTTAACAATGGTTCTTCAATGATAATCTTTACTATACCTAAATCTTTATAGTCTTTTAGTTTTGCCTTAAACACTTCCGCTTTAAGTAATAATTCTTCAATTTTTGATATATCATCTTTTTTAAGTTTAACCCTCGGTGAAATGTGGGTTAATTCCAATAATTCTTTATTCTGTATATCAAATAATGCCCAACCAATTGTTGTGGTTGACACATCAAGACCTAATACTTTAGGTGTTTGTTTTAATTCTTTTACCATAATTAAAAATCAAATTTTATCAAGAACTGTTGTATCCCCTGGCGTAAAACAGGTGATTGTAGTTTTGATACAATCATAAGTTCCTTATTAGAATTATAAAGACCAATTTCAGTAATATATGAAGGATTTCCTTGAGTATACCCAGGATTTGATGTTTTTTGGAAGTTATAAGCCCCCAAATTTACTTTATAAACCATTTCATATATTGTCGCCTGAATATCTGTTTCTAAAACACCATAAAAATAATATTCATCACCAAAAGTTAAAGAAGTACCAGTATAATTATTCGGAGTTAAATTAATATAATCACCCAAGTCATACAACTCGGCATCATCATACATATCTTTAGTTATGATAAATGTAGTATTCACCAAATCATCTTCTGTAATAAATCCAGTATATGTTGTACCAGTCATTAAATACGTTAAATCAATAATTCTCCAATCATCCGATTCAGGTCTACCATTACCATTCACCACTTGTACCAACACCTCAAACTTATCCGCGTAAAAGCCTTCAATCATATTACAATTCAAGGGGTTATAAGTCGTCGTAGTCGTTGTTAATGGATTATATGTTGTCGTAGTCGTTGTTAATGGAGTAGTGCCTTGTAAACATCCAAATTCACCACCAAAACGAATTGACACATCTTGTGGACCAAAATCCGCACAATTATTATTAGGTCCTTGTATCTTAACATAATAATTAGAGTGTAATGAATTAGTAAATGAAGTTGAATTGGTTAATCTATACGTTATATAAACGTATTGTGAACTACCAGTTAATAACCCTTCACCAGTACTTGTTGATACCCCACAAGCGTTTGGCGTTATCAATGATAACTTCGGTGCCGGTAAAGTCCAATTTCTATTTGATTTATAAGATAAAGCAGCGATAATTTCTTCATCATCAATAATAACCAAATGTTGATCCGGAAATACTTTACCAATTCTATTAGGTAAACCATTATTATTTGGATTGGTATCCCATAAATGATAATAACGTATCCCAGGGTCATTCATATCCGAATTCTTTTTTGATTTAATATATTCTGTTTGAAATAAATCAAATTCATCAAAACCTGGAGGATCAATCCAAAATGTTTGACCCAAACAACATTCAGGGTTTTTATGCCACATCAACCATGGAATATGGAGTTTGAAATTCCTTCCTTCACCAGTAGTGTTAATTGTAGCGGTCGGATCATATGGTTCAGTAGCAAATTTTTCACCATACATATAACTAATTGAATTATTAGTATAATGAATAATTGCGATTGCTTTTTGTTCTTCTGGCGACACAATAACTTGTTCATCAAAAGAATTATAATAATAAACCTTATCCGTATCTGTTTGACCACTAGATGATTGATATCCCAAATATTCTTTAGTCCCCAAATATTTAGCTGACGCGAAATCTGAATATAACTTATATTGACTTCCCATACCAGCCAAGTTTTCCGACCACGGAATATTCATATTCCAAATATTAACATTAACCTCGTCAATCCCACATAATGATTCAAAATTAATAACATTGTCATTCCAGTGTGATGATGGTGTTATTGAATCATATATTTCAGTCATTGTTGGTGGATATACCAGCACCCTCGCAGTACAACTACCATAAAATAATGAAAAATCCGGAACTTCACGATCCAATGTTATTATGTTATTTAAACATACCTCAATTATTCTATAAGTTAATATCGGATAACAACTAAGCATTGCCATAACACAAGGTGTTTTACCACTCGTTGAACATGGGTCAGGACTAATCGGTTCATCACAAACACAATCATCAGTATCTTTACCATCAAAATATATTGTAATAATATCCCCAACTTGATAGTTTCTAACCGGATTTGGTGAACATTCATTTTCAATTAAAGTTATTTTTGTACCACCAGTTAAAGAAGTAATATCAATAACATAATTGCTATTAATAACATAATCACTATTAGTAAAAGCACTCCAGGTAGTAATACCACCATCTGTCGTTCCACTGAAAAAACCTCTAGGTGCTGCAGTATTATAAATTGGGTTGACTACCGAATCCATAAAAGGTATACCATAAGTGCTACCACTAACGCCATTAACGAAATAAGGGTATTTTATATTGTGTTTATTAGCTTGCGGTTGACCCGTGATATTTTGTGCGTTAAACGCCGAATTCAAAACCATCGAATTTGCTTGATTATAACCACTAGGTAGTGTATCATATGATACATCGCTATCCCCAATCTGAAAATACGATATATTGAAGTTCCCTTGTGATAATCGCTGTCTACCAGTATCTGTTAATTTAGTATTAACTAAAGCACTTGTATTTTTTAATATATAACTCATTTTAATATTTTTTAACTCCTATTATAAGTATAATCCCACCCTAAAACAACGTTACAACATTCACACCCTTCAATACGAATGTTGGTGATTGTTGGTGTAAGTTCTTGTATACTTCTACAACAATTAAGATTGTTTTCTTCTAAATCAAACCCTAATGGTTGTGGTATACCATCATTAACACTAGATTCATCCAATTCATATGATGGTATGATTGTTTCACTATACCCACAATTTAATGTACTATTACTTGATGATGTTAGTTGATATGATTCACCACCCCCAATAGTTAAATCATTCCAAACTTTATTAGTTGTAGTGTTATACATCATATATTCACTACAAACTGTTAAAGTATTCGTTAACGTAGTATCAACCACCGAACTAGTATCTTCAGGTATCACAATTGATGATTTCGTTAATTGATAACCAAAATTATTAGTCGCACTACCAGCATAAGGTGTTCTATTAAAACTATTAGTTAACGTTAAATCAAACATTATAACAACCCCTGATGGTAATGGGGGATTAACCGTTATACCATAAGTTAAATAGATATTATTACCCCCACCTGAATTAGTTTGGGTTGGTTGTAGTATATATGTTATCGTTGGAATCACCTCATTAAGTGTCGCCGAATCCGTATATGTATTACCCAAACTATCTTTAACCACCAATGAATAAACACCACCACACAAATTAGTAAACACTGGATTATTATAATAATTTAAACCACCATTAATTGAATATTGGAATGGTGTATTAACGCCTGTTGCCTGAATAACTATTCCACCATCACAAGTACACGTTGGATTTGTTAAGGTATAAGTGAAGGTTGTTATAGGTAAAGGTAAACATTCACCCTGTACCATACTAACACTACCATTACCACCCAATAATTGCCACCCATTAAGTGGTGGGTATGACGGATCTGGCGATACTACATTCAGCGTTGAACCAGATAATTTCCACGATGTAATAGTTTGATCCCAGTATAATAAATAAGTTGTATCGTCAGATAACCAAGATTGATAACCCAAATATAAACCATTTGGATTGAATGGTATTTGGGTAATGACCGTATTTAATTCATTAACTTGCGTAATAGTCATACACAAGGTATATGTTGGTTGTGGTGTAGTAGTTGTTGTCGTAGTAGTGGTTGTCGGTTGAGGTTGTGTTAAAACACACGTAGTATTTATAACGAAATCCCCATAATAATCCCTAATTGACGCACTATATTCACCACCACCTAAATTATTTATACTAGTACCAATATTCCCGTTTTCCCATAATATCGTATAAGGTGGAGTCCCTCCAGATATAATCAATGTTGCCGAACCATCCGAAGACGTTGTTGTTGTAGGATTAACCACACTACATTGAACATCCATCGGATATACCGTCTTTACTCCGCATTCATTAATATTGGGCATACTTGTTTTTATTTAATAAATAATCAAAAAGTCGTTTTTTTAACCAAATCAACCATAACTTCAACATATTTTTTCGTTGAGCTATGATTTTCCACGTAGTTAAAATAAGACAAATCTTCACGTAGTTTATCTAATGGGTTAACCATTATGAAATCCCCCTTATAGAATTTAGTATTCCTTAAGTTCTCCGTTATTCCCGCCATATGTAGGATAGGGTGTTTTTCATATATTGAAGTGGTATCTGTCGCCCAAGAAAATGATAAATCATTATGTATCTTCGTTTGTTTACCAACCTTCCATAAATTCCATAATACCGACCACATTTCAGCTGTCCAGAATTGTATTTCACCTGGTGAAATGGGGAATCGTTTATGATAATCTAACATTTGATTATATAACGGAACACAATCTTCATATATCTTATTCCATAATACATGATCCGTATCTTTTATAACATATTGACCACCACCCGAATTTAATTGGTTTTCTTTAATTAACTCAACGTCAATACCAACAACATCCGCCATTTCCTGTAATAATTGACCTTTTTCTGAAGATGGGTGATGTATTTCATATCTTTTACAACAATCCATAATGTAGTCATAACCAATATACCCAATAGTATCCGACACATATAAAATATCATCATTGATTAATGTTGTATAATCTGGGAGTTCTCTAAATATAATATCCGCATCATGTAAAAAAAATACTTTACCATAAGATGGATTTTCCTCCAACCATTTTGAAATTAAATAAGGTTTAATACTGGGTATGTAATATTTTTTGGGTCTAGTATCTTCATAATGATGAACATTAACACCCAATTCTTTTAATTTTAACGAACCTTCAGATGGTTTTTTATTCGGATTAATTGAGAATACTATATGTATATTATTCGGATTAATTCCCTTCTCAATAAAGTTGTAAATATAAACCTCCGCTTGCCAATGAAAATAAGCGACGTCTGGTTGTGCCGACACATATAATAATTCCTGATTCATTCTTTTTTTAATAAAAATATATCAAGAATGTTGAAATATTAAAGGGTTGAAGCTTCAAACAAATCTCCGTCCAAACAATTCATTAAATTCTTCAATAAACACATCTGTTCAAACATCGCGTCTTGATAATCGTTGAATTGTTGTTGAGTTAAATCAACCATATTGTTATTATCCGCGTTATCCCAAAATTCAGAAATTCTAGTATCCCCAGTTAGATTAAAATACAAATCTTCTTTTATTTGATCACAACGTTCACAAACTGAAGGGTCTTTATCCGCAGTTGTTGATAAATACCATACATTAATAGTTTTCAAAAACGCATTCCTAGTAGCACGATAAGTTATAGCCGGGTCTTCCCAACTACCATATAGTGAAATATCTATTGAGTTTTGCCCAATAAACCCAGATATACAATAATCTTCTATATCAAAAAAATACATAATTTATTATATTAAAAAAAATCAACATTCAACACAAGAAATATCATAATGAATAACCATATTAACCAAAACTTGAGTATCATCATATGATATTTCAGATTCACAATCTGTTTTAATTGTTATCTTATTATTAGGTAAATCCAAAATAACACTATCAATACCTTCGTATGTTAAAATTAAATCCTTAATTGTGTTAGCCCACAATTCATCACTAGGGTATTCAGTTAATGTTGTCCCAGTGTAAAACATTGTTGTTGCCGAAACACCACTTATCACTACTTTAGCTTCAAAAATAGATTCATTTAATATACAATCAGTATCTTCACTAATTAAATCATAATACCCCTCAATTAACATCTGTAAAGCACCACGTTTACCCAAAATACCAGTATTCTCAAATGTATTATCACAAACATTAAATACTTGATACGTTGATAAGGAATTCGTTCCTGTTAAAGTGATTGATTTTTGTTTATAACACCCATTATCATCAATAACTTTTAATGTATAAGTTCCAGCACTTAAATTAGATACCGTTGACCCAGTTTGTCCATTTACATTTGGACTCCATTCATATGTAAAAGTTGGTTCACCAGTTGTGATATAAGCACTAATACTACCATTACCACAACTACTATTACTAGATACTAAAACGAAATCAACCATTTCAGATGATTCTAGATTAACAACTCCTTGAATTCTACAGCTATTTGATAAGTCAGTAATACTATAGTTATAAAACCCCCCACTCAAATTATTATATGTAATAGATGATAATGGTGATACAAATGTACTTAATCCTTCAAAATCATATTCATATGGTCCAGTACCTCCAGAAATAACAAACTCAACATATCCATTATTACCACCACAAGTAGTTCCGGTGATGTTTATATCAAGTTCAAAAGTATATTCGTTATCAATAATAATTTCTTGTGTAATATCACATTCACCACCGACAATGGTTAATTGATAAGTACCCGCAGCTAAGTTTGTAAAATTCCAGTTTGGACTAGTCGTTGTTTGAACTATAACATCACCAGATTCATTTTCTAATGTATATGTATAATTAAGACTACCACCATTTAATACAATATTGATACTACCACCATTGTTAAAACACGTTGTGTTTGTTTTAGATATTGAGGTTATTGAAAACCCATTTGGTGTTAATAAATTTGTGTTTGTACTAAATGAACATAACGCCGCGTCGGTTACGGAAATACCAAATGGTCCTGCCGCTAAGTTTTCAAAAGTGTGTGTTTTTGAAAAAGATATTTCAACACTACCATTTGATCCAGAATAATAATATGGTGCGGTACCACCAGTGATAACAATAGTTATACTACCGTCATTCATCATACAACTAGGTGGTGATGAATATATAGTACCTAGACCAACATCTGGAACAGTTGAAATAAACGCGGTTTTCGTTATCGCACAACTAGTAGAGTCCGTCACTGTTACCGAATAAGAACCAGGTGTTAATCCAGTTATATTGTCAGTTATTTCACCATTAGTCCATTCATAAGTATATGGTGGATTCCCAGTTAAACCAGTAATAAAAATTTTCCCCATTCCCTCACTAGCACAACCAGCATCGTTAACAATATAAAAACCATAATCAACAGTTGTTGATGATTTAATAATACATGATTCTGTCTTAGCACTACAACCACTACCATCATCAACCATTACATAATATGTTGAAGCAGATAAACCATTAAAAGAATAATTATCCGAAGATGTATTAACAGATGTTATAAACCCATTTACATTATCATATAAACTGAATGTATTATTAGCATTTGAATTAGTCATTGTCGCGGTTAACGAACCATTATTTTGACCACAAACAGTATTAACATGATTAGTTAAACTAACACAAGTTCCACTAGATATATAAGCATTAACCAATAATTGATTGTTAGTTGGAGTACAGGTATCTTGAATATAAAAAGAATACGTCCCAGCGGATAAATTAGTCCTAGTATATCCCGTTACAAATTCTCCTAAAAATATCACATCGGTAAATGGTGAAATCCAGGTAATAGTATAATCCGGTGGTGTAATATCACCAAAAATATCAACCTGTATCGCACCAGTACTATTTGATGAACAATCACCAGTTATATATAAATTATATGATAAACCACAAGCCATTAACTACACAAAATTTCAAAATTTATTCCAACATTAATACTTATACCCATACCACTATCATCCATTGAACAAATGGTATTATATATATTAACTTTATCATCTTCAGTTAAATAATAATCATATCCATAATTTTCTAAAGAATCTAAAGAATTCATTAACGCGATTTTCCAATCGTTTTCACTAGGTGAACTTAATGAAGGATTGCTAAACCCGACACCATTAAAAAATTCATCTAAAACAACATTAACATTATCAATACGAATATCAACATACCATTTGGTGGTTAATGCGTTTAAATTAAATTCAATCATTGACCTACCTTCACTTATTAAGTATTGAGTTAAAACATACCCCAACATACCACCAAAACTATTCACACTAGGAATATTATCCCATGGGAACACCGAACATTCAACCGCTTGTATTGGACAATCATATGTATATATACTAGCAGTTAATTCACAAGGTGGGCAAGCAACTGGTACAATCTGACAACCTTCTTGCCTTCTCCAGACGAATTTTTGTCTATGAAATAAAGTATTTTCGTATCTAACCCCCGTGTTCCATAATGTTGACGCCGGAAACATTTGTTCAACTAACCTAACCCAATAATCACCCATACCATCAATATATTCCATCATATTTTGATAGTTGAAGTTATTATTTTGAATTCCGACCAAATTTTCAGATTCTAAATACCTCCAGAATATTGAACTTAAAGTAGGATAACCACCAGTATTACCACCTGATACAAATTGACGATTACGAACATTAATGGTGTTTTTCCAAAACGATTGTGCGAATTCAAAAAACGTATTAACTTTTGGTTGTGGATTAATTTCAGTCCAATCAATACCCCCTCTACTAGGATATTCAATAGTAAAAGGACCACTACCATAACGAATAGTTTGTGGTATATCATTTTTTAACCCTTCATTTGGTATTGGATAGTTATATTCTCTAGACATGTGCCAGATATCGTATAATATCCCTTGTCCTGGATTTAAGAATAAATCAATATTTTTAACATTTAACACTAATCTATCATCCTCAACAAAATATTTTGCGTTATACCCAGCATCAATATTTTTACGTAAATTAACCTCGTCAACACCCCAACTTTTGTTATTATCAACCATTTTGGTTAATCTAAAACCTAAATCCGTATAAGGTAAACTTCTATATCTGTTTAAATAATCTTCACCATAAACATATGGTTTTAGAGTTGTTTGATAGGAGGGATTTTGTCCAGTAAAAACACTATTGGTAATATCAATCTGTTCATTCGCACGATGGGATGGTGTTTGCTCAAACCAACCACTACCCATTTCAAAAAAATAATCATCACTTGGTGTTGGCATTTTAGGATAACCATATTCATCTATTGGATATTCATCAACACTAATGTTAACATCTGAATAAATAGATTGTGTCGTATAACCACTAAAAGTTTGACCAAAAATATTAAAAGTATATGTTGGATCATATACTGGCAATTCTTGTAAATATGTACCCCCTGAAATACTAGCGAACTGAACATTGAATTGGTTCATATCAATTTTATTGTCAGCCAAATATACGTACTCATTGAAGTCAACTAGAGCTTCAGGAGCACCAATTAACTTCATCAATATTTCAACGGATTTCCTAGTACCTTTTGACTTAAATAGATACGCAGAATTTAATACAATATTTCTATAAAATTGATGATTTAGCTCATCAGGTGTTTTTGTTGTGTTTTCACCCAAAAATTGTGATTTCTCCCCATTTTTCTGACCGAAAACCGAACTTAATAATTCATCATTGGTTATTGGACTCATTTTAATATCCCAACCCAATGTTTGAGCTAAATTCTTCAATAATTGTGAAGGTATATCATTACCAACATTATAATTAACTGAATTCATGTACGCCAACGCATCAATGAACTTCTTAACCTGATCAAAATTTCTACCATAAAGTTGTAATACCTTTTGAACTTTTTGTCCAGTGGTATCAAACTCGTTAAAAGCACCAGTTGTTAAAAACCTAGAAATTAAATCCGTTTTATAACCATCAAAATTTTGACTTATTTCGTTTAATTCCGTTAAATAATTATTAAAAGTCGGTGAAATAATATCCAAATTCCATAAACCCAATAATGGCCATGTTAATTTCTTATTTTCATTATAATAATCACCATTGTCCGCCATCATCGGTACGGTAAATACCGCGGTGTACATCGGTGATATATTTCTATTTAATAAAAACTTTTCAACCTCGTCAAACACTTCACTATATACCTTATTAACCTGGAAATCGTTTGGACGAATGATAAAGTTTGACGACACAACATTTTGGTTATTAAAAGGATTCCCTTCAACATATACAGTTAAATAACCTTGCGTTAAATATTCCGATGGTATAATACGAACCAATGAATACCCATCATCATCAATGTACAATGAATAACTAGTTGTTCCTGTCGTTAGATTTCTTAATGGTGATACTTGTACTTCCCTTAACGATAAATTGCGTGTAGCATTAACACTGAAATCAATATCAAATGGGTTTTTTATTCTACTTAATGGTAAATCAAATTTGGTTTGGTCAGCAATTTGGTTATATTCAATATTAACCGCCGTATTACCACTAACAAAATCATTACCATAAGTTAACGATTCAATCGCCGCAGGGAAATTGTTAATGATATTTTCAATTGACGCAGAAATCCTTTTCACCATTGAACCATACATGGTAAAATTGGTGATCTGACTTAAATCAAAATTAGGATATACCTTGAAGTTATTCTCAAAAATAGCTTTAGCTTGATTAGTATCATCAATACCTAACCCCTCCAAATTAATGGGGTTTGAAAATACACCCGTAGTAAAATCACGATTAGTTTTTTCAGTAATAGAGTTAGTAAATTCAAAATTACCTTGTGTTAAACCCCCACCTTGAACCAATTGAAAACCCACCAGGTTATCGGAAAAAGTTCCGCTACCCGACGCAGTTTGTGGAGGACAAGTATATTTTTTAGCCATTAGTCTGTAATATTTGTGAAGTTTTTACTGAAATCAATGTTATTACCCCTATCTTGACGTACTTCATATAATAAGTTGTTAAACTGATCACGTATTTCAAATAGGTTATATTGTTTGTAAATATTATTATCTTTATCGTAAATAGTATAAACACCATCATCCATGGATTTAGTTTGATTCCCATATAGTGCAATCGCTAAAGTTGAAATATCATGTTCCACCATTTCAATATCCAATGTTATTGGATTGAAAAAAGTGTTCGTTATAATAATATTTTGGTCCGGTTGTCCAATATATGGTGTTGACAACGGATTGTTTGTAGGTGATGAAGATGGTGATACCGTACAAAAAATTAAATTTGTATTTGTTTGAGTATATCTATAACGTATCGCTTTTTGTGAAGTATTAGTTAAATTCTGAACAACTGGTTCACAAAAAAATGAAGATGTTATCATCCTAAAAAAGTTAGGGATTTTTGTACCATCCGAATTAAGATATTCAATACGAAACCCAACAAGTCCTTGGTTAACAAACTTATTTCTATATTCTGAAGGAACACTTGTTAAATCAATAACTAACCCCTTAACATTCGGTAAAGCGGACAATACACCACAATCCAAAATTTTTGTTCTAATTTGTGCTGGTCTAATCATTAAGGTATAAATCCCCAATTTGTTAAATTCATCCGCAGGTAGTTTTAAATTATATAAACCACCCAAAATTTCAACATTTGGATTACCACCAGTATTAGTATTATTAAAATATGGTCGTAATATAGACGTAGCATCCAATTTCTTAAGAATGAAATTATCAGTATCATCCCTAGATGGTGTATAATTCATAATTATTTCAACATCTTCAGGTGATACATCCGCACCTCTAACATTACCATATACTCCAGTTGCCATCCGTTATACTTTATTAATAAATATATGATTTATGATTTTTCTAAACTTTATTAATTTTGAAAAATCCATACCCATAAGAAGTTAAAGTACCCATATTATATACCTCATTTAATCGTTGTATGGGTTCTAAAGCGGAATATTTCCCTCGTTCAATGAATATATCCGATTGGACTTCAGGTTGATCATAAACACCAATTAAGAATTCTTCCTTAACCATCGGTTCACAAACCAAATCATTTACAGTTAAACCCGAAGAATAAACAGCAAAAATCGTAGTCCCATCCGGATAATCATAATAATCAATTTCATTAATTGTATAGCCAGTATATGTATTATTAACATCTGGACCCCAAAATGTTCCAACAACACCAGTAGAACCAGTGATTTGTTCCCCTAATTTGAATTTACCTGCGTATAATAAAGATTTATTACCGTAAACAGATAAATCATTAACAGTGGATACCGTATAACCCGTAACCAAAAATGGAACTTCTGTATAACCACTACTAACATGTAAATCAACATCACAATCACTATCCCCACTGAAAATATAATCATAACTTATTGGAGTACCAGACCAATTACCCCCAGCAGGATAAAAAGTCGCTTGACCATTTGGATTATTAATAACAACATTACTATAAGGGACAACAATTTCCTTCTTAACAACACTAACACCAAATGGACTATTACCCGATAAACTTATTGTATAATTCCCATTTTGAGGATAAACATGTTGTTTATAATTAGGTGAAATATTATCCAATACCTCCGTAGGACTACCATCACCCCAATCCAAAATAAATTGAAAATTGGTCAAATAATTCTTCAACGCAACATCTGAAGTATTATAAACATAATACGTATTTGGAGTCGTTGTACTCCCAGAAAATAAAAAATTAGTGATAACATCCTTCTGTAATACCGCACCATCAAATACTGAATAATAACCCAAATCATTATAATCTTCCGTTATCAATATAGGTATAGTTAATCCAGTTAATAATGAACTACCATTTGTACCTCCAGATAATATCGTTGAAAATGGGGGTTGATAAACACCAACACCAGTAGGATAAACCGTATTACCCGTTAAAATGATTTCACAACATTCTTCATACGAATATTCATCATAATACGAATCCCCCGTATATGGAACTTTAAGATACTTGTTTAATATCACTTCCGGTGATATCTTTATTTTATATTTCTCAGGCATTTACATATTCGTACCAGTTTATGGGATTTCCTTCCCCAATTCTATTATTTGTCGTTATATCATATAAACTATAAGTCCTATTGTCATAATCTAATATAGTTTTTATATAAAATAAATTTTTATTAAATTGAAATTTATTTGGTAATGTAGCTTGAGGTACAGTCATCATCTTAACAAACACCCCTAAACTAGCATCAAAAAATTTCGCACTCATATAAAAGGTGTTAAGATTGATAAATGTTTTTTTTCTTAACCAATATATAAAAAACCCTTCCTTATTTTTTAAGTAGTCCATAGATATATATGGTTTATTAACCATCCTTTTATCCATCGTTGTTCCAATTTCTTCTAAACTACCATTCAACACCGGTAATATAATTGTGAAATAGTTAGTCTGTGCCGATTCATCTGTAGTATCATAAAAATCCAATTTATAAAAAGATTTCATAAACGGTTTTTGTCTAAACACCAATTGATTATAATTGAACACACTACCATAATACGTATTAACCCAATTATTTGTCGTTGACGCACTAACATTTGTACTACCACTATAAAAATTAAAAGAATACGTTAATTCAGTTTTTTGTTTTTGACCATATTCATTATGGGAAAATCTAAACACCTCAAAATCATCCGCACCCCCAATAATATCCTTGATGACTTCATTTTCATATACAGAAATACCATCATCAACACCAGTGTGTTCCCAATTTATTTCAATAGGAACATCCAAAAACTTTTGAGTATCACTCAATACAAATTTATAACTATTATTATTCACAACCATCAATTATAGGTGTTGCCACCAAATTATTATCAATATAATTAGACCCTTCAGGTATTAATCTGAAAATTATATCTCTATACGGATAATGAACCCCATTGAAAAATGGGAAATCCACACCATCACCATTCTCGTCAATATACCCATATGAATACTTATCCCTCCATCTAAAAACATTATTAGTGGTTGAATAAACCGCCCAATCTGGAATACCAACAACATTCTTCTTATCACCCTCCTCAATATAATTTGAAAATTCACCAATCTTTAACATATGGTGGGGTATATAATAATACCCCAATTGATTCTTCCCAAATGACGGACCAACCGGATTAAAAATATCAAAATGATAAGGGTTAAAGGTGATCTTATGATACATCGGTGATATCACTCGTTCCAATTGTTCAAATGAATTCCATTCACAATAATCACCCTCAACAACATCACCAATAAGGGGTGGTTTAACATAACTAAACGGTCTATTAACACCTATTTTGGTATATGTTAAAATACCCAAACTAGTATTTGAACTTATATTATCAATATTCCACCATGATGAAGGTACATTACCCAAACTCGTTGAAGGTTGAATATTAAAAGAATACCCCTTCTTCATCGGTCCTAACCCCATTGTCCAACCAAAAAACCCCTTCCAAATTATAGTATAGTATAATTCAGTGATAGGTCTTTTTTGATTATCAACCAAACCATTAATATCAATATCTTTATCAAAAGATAAAGAATATACAATATTGTCTTCCTTATAAGATACCCCACTCTGTTTATTGGGGGTATATGTTGACCTATTAAATTGTTTTTTCTTGTTATAAATCGTTTGTTCAAACGCAACTTTAGCTATCACAGCATCACTTTCATTGGTTAAAATTTTATTACGACGAACATAATAAGTTGATATAGTATCATTCGGATTATTAATATCAATAACCCTTTTTAACGTACCAACAACATTATTGTTGAACGTCGTACCTGTAAACCCAACATCCCTAATATTAAAAATTGTCAAATCTGAATTATAAAAACCATTACCCAATGATGACACCTCAAATAAATCTTGACCATTATAATCAAAACTTAATTTAACAAATTCACCAACACTCAATCCATGATTCACCAAACACCTAAATGTTATAAACCCAATCGTATCCCTACTAATAACAAATGGAATCCCATCCGAAACCGTCCAATTCAATATTTGTTGACTATTAACATCAAACCCCTCCATCACTTGATTGTAGTCATTATCATAACCATAACTAAGATACACACTCCAATTATATGTTGTCGCACTACGTTGGTTAAAATCAACATGAACCTTATTTAATTCATCCACTTGAGTATACCCACTAATATCATAATCCGTTCGCATAAAATCAAACTCAAAATTAGATGGGTACCCACTATACTTTATATCAGTGTTTGTACTACATATACTATCAATTAAATTATTAATGTTTACATAATAAATTGAATTTGCAAAAGGATTATAATTCACATTCCCAATATATGAATTCTTAAAGAATAATGATAACTTCCCGGTAGGTCTAAATACGCTTGAAGATTGTCGTTCATCATCATATACTTGAGCTAAATTAACATCAATAGTACGATCATATTCAACATTCTCCTTAAAAGATTGAATAAAAGGTATCTTCAAGGATGAATCAACATTAGACGCTGACTTATACCTTAAAGACCCTAAAACTATCGTATTCCCATTATTATCACCCATTATTCTTCAATATTTTCAAAATCCAACCATGTTCTACCAAAACGGTCAAACGCCGTTTTACCTCGTTTCAATCCAAAATAGAAATAAAACGGAGCCCCAGTTAATATACTAGTTTGTTCAGGATTATTCCTATCCCAAGTACTAACACTAGTCTTATAATTTCCATTGTTGTCTATTGAATAAATATACCCCTTAAAGTCTTTTGTTAAACTTGAACCATTTGTTCTAAAATATCTTGAGTCATTTTTCAAACGATCTAACTGTTGATATTTATAACTAAAGAAAACTTCACCACTAATACCTTTAGTAAACCATTCGTTTTCATCTTGTCCAAATATACTATCCGGATCACCCTGTTTAACTTCCCATTGATAAAAAGGAACTTCTTGTGATTTAACAGGGATATATGAATAACATCTGTCATCAGTAATATTACCATTTTCAGAATATAAATTCCTTTTTGGTGTAATAAAATCCCTATTTTGTGTGATTGAACTAAAAAAGACCCCAATGGTACTATTATCATTAGGATTGCTATAAATAACCCCCGGATCAGTATATTCATCAGAATCAAATGGTTGAACACCAAATTCAGAATTTATTGATACCATCTGAGCGTAATCACCATCAATAAATTTATTAGATCTACTAAAATATGTACCAATATTCGCACTGGCAACAGAATTTAAGAATCCTGAACTAGTAATCCTATTTAATATAAATAAATTTAACAAATCCGTCACGTCATTGAATGTTGTTGGTTCTAATTTATTAACAATATACCCATCAAAGGTGTCATCCATAGCGACTTCTTGTGTGAATACATCCCTTGGACCCAAATCCATAATTGTTGTTGGATAATTTAACAAATATTCATTACCATCATTCTTATCAATCTTTTGACCAACAAATTTACCATCATTAGTATATGGTGCTGAACGATAATAAAAATTATTTGTCTTTTTATCCAAATAAATTAAATCATTCGCAAATAAACTATATGGTTTATTATCTTCATCAAATCTACGAACATTTGAGAATGGGAAAGCGAACAACGTACCATTAACCCAGTTATTAGTGAAAACATGGGAAAATACATTTTGACATGCCGCAAAATTAATTAACATCCTAGTCCTCCATTCATTAACATATTGGAAATCCCTAACAATACTCAATATAGGTGTTGATACCAATACATAACAACCTTTTTCCATTATAGATTTACCAAAAACGGTTTGACAATCATACAATTCCTTATCTTTTTTCTCTCGAAAAACGTATGTTCCCTCGTTTGGGTCATAAACCGATTCATAACAATCCAATGGTAATAATTCACCACACTGTAATGTTTTCAATACCCCATTTAAATCACCATCACCATTTGTTGGTACACCAGACGATACTCTAACTTCGGCGGTTAAACCACTGTCATCTAATACAAATACCTCAAACCCAACATTTGCATGGAGTGGTCTATAACTATTAGATAGGGGGTTTGGTTGATAATCAAACGTTGATAATGGTAAACGATCCGAACGCATAACAATATAGTTGTCATTTACATTATTAGTCTTGTTTATTGTAAATGTATCAGTTATTTTAGGACAAGCATACTCGGTCTTAACACAAGATTGCCCAGCTTCAGTAAAAATATCACAAAAACATCCACCATGTCCACCAATACGAACTTTACTCATTATTAAGTACGTACCCCCCTCAATATGTTCACCCCAATAATAACAAGGTTTATTAAGAATATTATTACCATAAGTTGATGGTGGATACCATTGTTCATCAGCTTCACCAGGAGTACCACTAGGGTCAGTCCATCTATTTATATATTCATTCGTATTTTGAATTTTTGAGGGATAAAGTCTTGGATTCAATAAATTAGTTGTACCATAATCTTTATCAACTCTAACACCCAAATCCGGGTCAAAACCACCATTTGTTCCCGTACCTTTATCTAAACCAGAATAATATTGTGTTAATCTAGTTGTAAAACTACTCATTTGAGTACCAGGTAAAAAATGAAATGATTTATGATACAACCTAACGTCTGAATAAGTATCAATAGTATGATTATCACCGCCATGTTTAACATTTAATGGTTTACCTTGAATTGGTATATTTAATTTATACTGACCACTAACTTTAACATTACTAAATGTATCAAACCCAAATAATTTACTTAAATCATATTCACAAGTAGTTCTTGTTGAGTGGGGGTCAACACCTCTAACCAAAAACACAACAAATTGTTTTTGATAATCAGTAAATTCTTCTAATGGATTATATTCCATATAACGCATCGTATTACAATCCAATCTAGTACCATCCGGTATGTCGAAACTTGGATTTACCCTACTAACTTTTAAGGAATACATTTTATTATCCAAATAACGAGATCTTAATGAATTCTCTAATGTTGTACCGACCGCTTTTTGTTCATATTCACCATAGGTCATACCAGTAATAACTTGAAAATATTCAACATCAATTGGGAACTTTTGGTATAACGTATCTTCAGTTTTACCAGTCAAATTATATGTAGTTATATTATTACCACTAACACCATTAGGGTTTGCCCACTCAACATTAACAGGTGTTGGTGTTGCACTAAATAAAATAGGACTACCAGTGATTGAAAAAGTACCATATTCATTTTGTGTTGACCCTGTATAATTAACATCGTTTGACTTTTTACTATCTTGGAATGTTATAAGTTTACCAGGTGTAAAATTATTACTAACTTCAGGATTAATAAATAACGCAACAACATTATCTAGGTGAAATAACGATGGGTCCGGATTTAATTCCGTTGCAAATCTAACCTTTATTTGGTTAACACCTTTACCACCTTCAGCTAACGCGTTAAATCCACTATTTGGTATTGTATTATCAAAATATTTAGCCTTAACATTAAACAAATTAATACGTTCAGGTAATGGTAAATCCGTTGAAAATGTACCCCAATATATAGTTTTTGGTGTCGCATCAACATCGTCTTCATATTGCACCTCAAGAAATTCATTCAATTGTGTTGTACCATATTCATCACACACGCACGCTTTAGGTGAAAACGGATTCTGACCTGACGCTATACCATTAACCGTTGTACTAACACCAGTTCCAATTTCACCTTCACTAGGTATCGGTTGACCTGCAAAAATACCACCCAACGCACCACCACCAGCACCTGGTACTGTTGTACCACTATAATTCATAGCTAAAAAAAGTGGTGTTAATAAAGAAGTACCATTATTATTAACTGGAATATCATTTGGTGCTCCTTCACCACTTGAACTAGTGTTTTGACTAGCCTCCAACGTAGCTAAATCTTGTGAACCCAATGGTTCGCATTCACAAAAATCACAATCAGGAAAAGTATAGTTAGGTAGTTTGAAATTCTTAAAGTATTTTTTAATAGGTTGAATAGCAAAATATAGTGCACCAATAGATGCTGAGGTTAAAAAGTATTTACTCATCTTTTGTAACGAAATCCTAAGCATCGCATAATTCGGTGGATTTGATAGAAGGGCTGAAAAACCAACCTCAGCTTCTTTAACCGCTAAATAAAAGAAAAATCCACTCAACAATAACGTTAATGGACCCAATATCACAACAACAATAAATGATACAATATGTAATAAAGCAACCAAATTGAAAATAACTGGATACATCAAAAACATCAATATCCTAAACAACGTGAAAATAACATTATCCCTAAACTGACCATCATTGGAAGGAAATTTATTATTTTCACCCTCACAATCCGTATTTAATATATCTTTAATACCAATATATCTACGATTGTTTGAGTTAACCCTATACTGACTAATTAATTCAGATACTGTATAAACCTTATTATATGTAAAATCGTAAAACTTATCCTCACAATTTATCGCGTCCTCAATATGTTTTAACCCCGTAGCATAATAACTTGATGCTGTCGTTAAACCAGTATAACCATAATCATCCCAATTCAATGAAAACGCATACGAAGTATTAAAATCGGATAAATCATCATTACTACTCGGTTCACTAGGACTACTAGATGACCCCCAACCATATTCACGAATGTTTGGAACCAAAAAATAACCACGTTTAACAGCACCTTCCAATGTTGGTGATTGATTCCATTTAACCTTAAAACGATATTTACCCCTAGTAGGAACACCAACCTGGGGGTTATACGATATCACCCTATTCCCAAATTCATCGGTGGTAATATAATCCATATTCATCGGTAAATCAATAAGCCAAGTACCATTTTCATCAATCACCTGACCACCATTTTCCAATTCAAAAGACTCCAAAATTGGTCTACCCAAAACATCATTATTAATGGTCTGTCTAATCGCCTTTATTTCACCCGGACCAGTTATTAAACTACATAACTCACCAGACTTCTTAGCAACCTTACCAGTACGTTTAACCATTTGATCATCCGGTGAACTAAAAATTGAACCCATAAAAACCGAAGTTGGTTTTATATCAATACCCGCTTCTTTTGATAAATCAAAATCCGTTCTGGTTATCCCCAATGAACATATATCCGGTTGACCCCAAAATGGTTCAACCTCAATATTCCTATTAAAGGTAATAAGTTGTGGTAATGAATCTAAATTAGATGATGACTTAAACTTACTCCTATTAACTTGTTCCTCGGTCGCTAAACCCAAACGAATTAAATCCTGGGGAGTTAATGAAAATTCACCAATATCCGATAAATCAATATCAACAAATAAGGTCTGTTGACCAATAGGTACCCCAAATAACATGAAATCCCCACTATCATTAGTAGTTGTCGTATATTTATAATACTTATCAAACACCTCAATTAAATAAGGTTCCAATAAAATATCACTTTTCTCAAAAAATGTACCCGTAGGTGTATGATTAGAATGTTGTTGAGTATATGGTAGTAAATTATATCTATAACCTTCATCATTAACATCCGACAATGTTTTGTAGGGATATAAATCAGAAATAATTGGATTTAATGAATCTTCATCACTCAATGGAATGAATATTGATACCTTGGCGTTTGGTATTCCAAAACCATTGTTAACACTAATTCTACCAACGACAACACCATAATCTGAACATTGTCTTGTATAAACCTCACTCTGTAATACTTTTAAGGATAAAATTTCAAGATATTCAAAATCTTGTTCTATATTTACTTTAATGGATGTATCTTTACCTACAGTTGTTCTTATTCTATAAGAATTTGACATAATTTACCTTTTTTTATAAATAGCAATACCGCTATTTTTAATAATAGGGCATATTTTATCAAAATAAATTATCAACCAAAATTAACTGTAGATAAATTTTTAACACGAATATTGATATCCTTATTTGGGTATCTTATTTGATATATTTGCGTCGGTTCAGCAAATATTGTATCATCAATAAGTTCAATTTCTTTAGTATCATTATCAACATATCGTTGAGAAGTTTGAGAAGACGAATACTGACCCCCAATCTTATTAAATACCTTTATATCCGATATACTAATAACCCCATTTTGATTTTGAATATCACGTCTAATATCCGAAATAAACACATTTTGTCCCATTTGACGATTTGTTGAATCAAAATAAGTTGATATTAAACTAATAATTTGCGATATCACAACACCTTGATTTTGACTATTATCCAAGACAACATCAATATTGAACCCCAAATTAATAACATTCGCCGATTCAACAGATATATAATCATTCATCATACGATAATTGGATAAATAATTGGCAACATTACTCATCAACGTATTGGAGTTAGTTTCAGATAAATTACCAGATTCATCATATGATAACATCTTAATCTTTATCTTATTATTTTCCTCCGTTATAGACACCTTCGCTGGAGCACCAAATTGTGATGGCATAGTCCTTAATATTGAATCATAATCATTAACGGTAACCGCCCTATTTTGAGCTGAAAAATTAAAACCAACTAGATTCCTAACCTCTTCCATTGTCGGAGCTCCAGCACCACCAATAGCTGCCGTCACGTTATTACAACTTAATGAATTAACAACCGAATTATTTATATTCTCCGACGGTCCATTAACAAAAAATGACACTGTACCAACTTGTGTGATAACATTAACACCAACATTACTAGTAGTAC